ATCAATTGTCTAATAATAATCTTGAAGCTGTGCAGACCCTGGTTAAGCGCTACGCCAGGGGTTATCCCGCCAAACGTGACCCGCGCTCTGATGCTTACACCACTCAGGAGCTGATGGGAGGGTTATGCAAAGCCCTCTACGGAAATGAGCACTCTGTAAGACGGCTGAAACGTGACCTTCATGTCTCTCCAGAGTTCTTAGCACAACGCCAAGGAGAGTACATGGAGGCCCTCCAACTCAAAATCAACACCAACCCTGCGGCTTATGACGATCTTAAGAAACCGTTCGAGATAGGTCGGGAGCGACTTGGTTTCTTTAACAAGAGACAGACTAAATTCGACCCGAAAGAAGGATTTGACACCAGCGATAAAGTGGGGCAAGGTGTCGCAGCGACATCTAAAAGAATCAACGTGTTATTCTGCGGTTACGCGCGTGGTCTCCTTGATCGCATGCGGGAAGTGTTACGCAACAACAATCGTGATATTATCCTCGCCACACATGACTCCGATGCTGGTTTAAATGCCACTTGCACATCACTGTTTCAGAAACACCCGAGTGCGACAAACTTCACTTGTAACGACTTCTCAGAGTGGGATGCATCATGGCGCGGATGTTTCACGGAATTCACCTGCACATTATTACGGTATATGGGTTGTCCCAAGCCGCTTGTCGAGGATTACAAACGATTTCGTGATGACTGGATTATGACGTACATGACGGCTTTTGGTAACGTCACTCTATCCGGGAGAGAAAAACAGTTCTCCGGTAACCCATTCACCATATGTGAAAACACGCTCGGCAATATGGCTCTGTGCTTTTCGATATTTGAGGTCAGAGATATGCAGTATGCAATGTTCAAAGGCGACGATTCAGTTATTGCATGCCGCAGTTGCGTGCTCAGTCAAAAAGCCAATGATATCCTCGGATACACTGGCCACAAACTGAAGCTACACAACAGCCCCATTGGAGAATTTGCAGGGTGGTTCTTGACCGATGAAGGACTCTTTCCAGACGTTTATAGGTATGCAGCCAAGTTTCTCGATAAGATGTACCGTGACGAAGAGCATTTTAAAGAAGTGGTAATGTCGTTGCAGGAGAGGTGCGCAGCGGTCCGGAACGAGGCTCAACTTCGCGTTGGCGCTAGTGTTTGCGCAGCCTATTACTCACAAGTCTTTGGAGGAGGAAAGGTCTCGGTGGAAGATGCTATTAGTCTTTTCTACTTCATCAAGGACAGTCGAAACGTCAAGTTCTCCACCTTAACGCTCCACAATATGGAGTCGTTACAGCTCTGAGCACTTCTACCTTTTGCTCAGATAATCATATATTATTATTGATATTCTAGTTTTCGATCTTGAGC